CTCATCTTTTGTCATCCCCTCATCTTCAAGTAGACCTGTCATAAACTCAGCAACCTCTTCAGCTACATTGCTAAAGTTTTCTGCGAGCTTCAGCATGAGCGATGCACCCATTGTTTCGGCATCAGTGTTCGCTGCCATTTCTTTATCTACTCTTAGATTGAGTTTTCTTATGATTTTCGATGCTTTTCCAACATCTTGAAATTTTAACTTCCTCATTAGATTGCCTCCGTTAGTTTTGGATAGTAAATCACAAATGGAACTTCCTTTGTCTTCATGTCATAGTGTCCAACAAATTCCGTTTCGATTGTGAGCTCTCCCTTGTCCTCAAATGATAGCTCGACTCCCTTTTCATTCAGCGCGTTAAACACCTGAATGATAACCGGATCACTTGAGCCGCTGATTGTTCCAATCCACGTGATATTGTCGATGTAATCTTTAAGAGCGATTGAGTTTTTCCCTGTAATTTTTTTGTAGTTTGTTGGTTTCTGTCCTGTTCCAATTGTTTCTACATCAGCAGCTGCTCCAAGTGCTGCCGTGAGAACTTCCGGTGTTATCTCAGCAATCTTTGCACCCATGGTAACGCTCCATGACTCAAGAATCTTTGTTCCTTTTGTTGCCCCTCTCATTCCGTCAAGCTCAATTGTTCTAAAACCTGGAACGGCTTTAAAGCTTCCGCCACCCTTTGTTGCTCCAATGAGCTTTCCTCCTGTTACAGCCGTTTCGAAAGTGTCTGTCTTTACATCAAAATTTTTGAAAAATGCCCCTGCGTCAAAAACAAGGTGCTGTATAGTATTAGCATTTAAGCCGTTTATAATCTTATTTGCGTCCATTTCTATCCCTTTCTAACTTGTATCTCAAACGTACACGTTTTACGTCTAATGCTTGAATCTGTATCAATTACATTGTTTGTCGATACGTGATAAATTGCTGCGCTAATTCCCTTCTCGGTCAAGTGCAATCTATCAAGCTTTGATTCTATTTTTTCTGCGATTTCATCAATGTTTTTTGTCGAACTTCCTTTATCCCATACATCGAAGTCTACAACTATGTTGTGTAAGCCCTCTTTGACCATGTCCATGGTTATATGCATGACAACATGTGGAAAGACGTTGGCCTGTGGCATTACATCGAGTGCCAATGGTGATATTGGATCAATTTGCTTTTTTATAAGCCTCTTCAGCTCTCTTATCATTCGCCATCTCCTTCATCATTGCCGTTCGGAATATCCGGCTTTTTGTCATTCATTTTTTTGACATACTGTGATTGTATGCGGTTGATTTCCGGTATGCTTTTTGCCACTGTGGTCCTAAGCAATCCCAACCGTGGATAATTGTATTCTCCAAGTTCCTGCTGCATCATCCATGACGGATGTTTATATCCTACTTGCACGTCAAGTTCTTTTTTACGAGCCCAATACTGCACCGATTTGTTTGCATATGTCTTTTTAAACTTATTTTTTCTCGCTGCTATTCGTCTGCCTCTTACAAAATTGGGTTTATAGCTTTCGAAAATTGCATTTGCTGTTTGTTTTGACACGTATTTGCCAACGTCACGATTTGCCGCATGGATGAGTTCTTCCAATGTATAAAGGACGGTGTCAACATTTGATTCAAATGTTAACCCGTCCTTCTTTGTAATTTTCATCCCGGCATTAGGCTTTTGCATGATCTATTCCTCCCACGCAGTTAAGCTCTACCTCTTTACCAATGATTTGTACATTTGCAATTTGCCAAACTTTGCCATTATATTCGAGGTATTCCTCATCTTCGTAGTCGTAGTAATCAGCAAGTCTAATTCGGATTTGCCTTTTAAACCCTTGCGCCATCGCTTCGAGTGATTCGCTAAAATATATTCTATCAACTCTGCCAAGTACTTCTTTGCTATCACGCACGATTTCAACGTCACCGTATTCGTTTATAGTTTCTTTTGTCTTTAACAGTTTGATGATTTCGCTAAACATTTTATTGCCCCTTTTTATATTTTTTGCTTAAACTCAAAGCATTTCGCAAGTGATTATATGCGCTGCAATAACGATCGGCTTGATTTTCAAAATTGTATTGCCATCTCAAATAAAGCTTAATCGCCTTTTCCATCAGTGCATCCATCTTTGTTATATCTATGCCGACTCGATCCATGTCAAGTTTGCAAGCCTCAATGTTTGCTTCTATATCCGAATTTAATTTATCATGATGAATCCTTAAATCCGTTTTTGCTTTATCTAACATCACAGCTCCTTACTTTGACGACTTCTTGCCTCTTCCCTTTGCTTTCTTCTCTGGCTCTTCAGCAACTGCATCAGCGCCTTTCTCTGCAACTGTGTCAGTGGTTTCGTCTTCTGATTCATCAGCAGCATCTGCTGCAGTTAGCACTTCATCCGTTGTATAAGTTGTGTCGATTGCTTTGAAATAAATATCGTCCAATGCCGCAGCATTTATCTGCATTTCCTCATAGCGCTCCGGCGAAATTTCGAGAATTTCGCCTGCTTCGACCTCTCTATCAAGAGATATGTCTAAAAACCTTTTTGTAACTATAATTTTCATTTTTTACCTCCCTATATGCTTGGAGTTCCTGTAAATGTGATTAGGGCTCCAGCCTTCTGGTTTTCGAGTGCTCCGTCTCCAACAACGTGTGCCGCTACAGTCCAGTTGCCGGTCTTTACTTCTCTATCTCTCAAAATTTCAAGTGGTGCTACATCGTTCCAAAGGAACTGTGCCGGATCAAGGATAAGGATTTCACCTTTTGCAAGAGAATCTTCCTGCTTGATTCCATTGCCCAGGAGGTTGCCCTTTACAGCTTCGGACATATCTGTTACGAAGTTAACCGTCTGATTCTTGTTTGCAAGCATTGCGATTGCTCCGTAGATATCAGCTCTATTTGCATACACATATGTAGTGCCAACTTCATTTAGCTTGCTGAGTGCTTCGAGAACTGTATCGATTCCAAGGCCCTTTGTTGATTTAACAAGATTGTCCTTATGCAGCCCTTTTCCCTTGCCGTTGTCGTTATTTGTCGCATCCTTGATTGTCGCGATAATGGAATCGGCCATTGCCTTTTCGATGCGCTTTGCGAGCTCGTCTGTGATGTAAGCTTCAAATGCATCTATGGACATGCTCATGAGTTCATGTGAAATAACGATGTGCTTCGAAATCTTCTTACCTGCAAGAAGTACCTCTACAAATGTATTCTGCTCATCGTCATTTGCTGTACCTTCTGCAACGACCTTGGCATCACCTGCAACTATTGCAATATGGCGCACCATTCTAAAGATTCCGCCAGAGCTTATCCTCTTAACGTCTGCCACGATTGGATGCATCTGACCCAATGTGCTGTAAATCTTGTTTGCCGTCTCTGTAGGAATCAGGGCTCCTGAATTTTCTGTGGTGTGGGTATATGCTGCTCTTTCCTCTGCAGTCATTTCCTTGCCCTGCAAGTTCTTTAGCCATGCGCTCCTGTAAAGCTTATCATAGCTATTTGCTCCTGATCTGTCGCTATTCTCTCTAATGACAGTTCCGACATGACCGCTTGCAATCTTGTCAAGCAGCGACTGTCTTTTTTCAGCCTTTCCCTCAAGCTCCTTTTTCTGCGCTAAAAGTCCATCGCGCTCTTCGATGAGTTTGTTAGACTTCTCCTCAACATCATCAACATCAACATCTTCCTCTTCAAGTCTTGCTTTTAGCTTAGTAAGCTCCTCTGCTATCTCAGCCAATCTCTTTATGATCTCACTTAGTTTCATCTTAATCCTCCATTGCTTTTTCGATTGCTAATCTTAACTTTAATTTTCTTTTGCGCTCTTCAAGTCTCTCCGCTTGAATTTTGTCAATCACTCCGTTAACAAAATTTCGAGCATTTATCGTAGTGTCATCATTTGCCGGAATTCCGACTGCTGACACGTCGTAAACCTTTCTAACAGATTCGTGGACTATCTTTTTTGCATCTTCCTCAAATCTATATGAGCCAACTGCAAAGCTCCAGCTCATTTTAGTAATCAAGCCACTTTTTATATCCTCATAAAGTTGCTTTGATTCTGCGTTGCTTGATAGATCTGCTTCTATAAGCATTCCAGTATCGTCAAGCTCCACCTTTAGTGTGTTATTTGATGTCCTTGCAAACACTCTGCCTTGATGATCATATAGCATGATTACATCGCTCATGTCTGTATTCTCAAAGCATTTCTTCGGAAATTCTTCATACACTTTGCCCTCTTCAGATTCAAATAAAACATATGGTTCGAACTTCATCGCATAGCCTGTCACGATATAGTTTTCACTTTCTGTTTCTTTTGCTCTGATTTCAATTGTCTTTCTAAATTGCCTGTTTTCAAACTTTAATTTTGGAATTTTCATTTTTACTCCTCTCCGTTTACACCTGCATCAAGCTTTGTTGTCTCCGAATACTCTTTGCGTATATAGTATTTGTCGCCGCCATCGATTGGCGACATATTGTATATTTCGCGTCCTTGATTATGCGTTATGAAACCGCGATCAAATAGTTGTGTAACCGTGGATAGCTTTTCAGCTGGTGACAGATACTGCAATCTATTTGCGGTTAACATTATAAAATTATCATTTGCGAGCTCTCTTTCGGTAAATGCCAAATTCGAATGAACCAAGCTTGCCTGTATTGCGAATGGTTCTATTTTTCCTTCATAGAAAGCTGCCCATTCTTCAGAGTTAAACGAGTTTTGCAGAATCTTATCATTAACTCCAAAATGCGCGTACACGTTCTCCTTTATCTGCTGCATCTGCTTGTCGTCAATCATCACCGGATTTGATGTAACCTGCTTGACCTCTTTATACTTTGAGTCAAATAGCATAACTCCCGTAGGATTGTTAGCAAGGTTTTGCTTTGCAAACTTATTTCGCTCAGCTTCCATGTCATCATCGTTTATTATATTCATTAGCTGTGCCATAAACCGAATGGACGCTCCACTTTTGATAGCCTCTATCATTCCTTGGTTTTGATAATGCAACAAATTCAACGTCGGTTTCATGGAGTGATTTGAGCCACCAAACAATTCATCTTTAAACTGAAATTGATTCATGATTCCTATTTCCGAAATAGGCTTTGCGTGTCGTTTTCCCAAGAATGTATATACGAGATAAAGCTCATTTTCGTATTCTACAACCTTTCCGTCATCAGCCAACAACGGATAAAACCCATTTATGTTTTGCGTAATCTCGTTATAAGTTGGGATGATTAGCGCATTATTCGTCACTTGCAAAATTGTGGCAAGGCGATATAAATATTTTGATGTGTCCTGGATTTCGTTTGCTTTTGTCTGCAGTCTTCGTCCGAGATTTGTGTTAGCGCTGCCTTTGACTTCCATATTTAATTTTGATGTATGCGTGGCTATTGTGTGTATGGCCGACCGAGTAAGATCCATCTCATATACAGAGCCTTCGAAGCTGGAAAAGCTTGGTGTATACCCATTGATCATTTTAAAATAATCACGGATTAAACTTTCCGTTTTATCGCCTTTTTTCCCAAACCATTTATTTAAAAATCCCATCGTATTCCTTTCTAAATCAGATTTCTATAATCATCATAGTGACGCTTTAATACAACATATGAATCCAGCAAGCTTGCAGCTCCATCTATTCGTTTTAAACTCGAATAGCCTTTCTTTGGCTGAATGTTTCCCTTGTTGTCATGCTGCACCGTCGTGTTTCCAAGGCACCATCTAAGAATCGGATTGTTATTATAATTGATTCGTCTTGCTCTTAGATCTGCTTCAAGCTCTTTCATTGGATTTGAAAGAACTTTGAATATTTGTCTAACCTCTTCAACCGCTGCCTCTCCATATTTCTCACGAGTTCGTTTCATAACTATATCAGCTCCCCATATGTCAAACCCATTCCAAATTGGAATGAATCCAATTTCTTTTGCAAATTGCCTGTCCCATTCAGCAACAAAATCCTGATCTATTTTGTTTCCTGGGCAATATGTAACAAGGCCTTGATCTCGCCAAATGTCATACGGTACTTTATCTTCGTATATTTTTCGTTCTGCAACCTCTTCAGCAATAAAATACTGTTGATATACATAGATTGTCTCATCATTTTTGATTTGGAATGTGTATGACAAACATGTTAGGTCTGTTGTACTTGATAAATCATATCCGCCTATCACATACTTTGGCTTCAACTCTTTAATATCGAATGTTGCTGGATTTGTGATGTCATCTAAACTCAACCAGCTCGCAGAATCGGTTTCTCTTATATTGCAATTCTTTGTTAAAAACGCTTTTAGGTACATCCTCGGATTTGCAACGGTTTTATCCCATTCGTCTTTTAGCGCTTTTTTATTTCGTATTGTGCCGAGTCCTGGATTTGCTTTAATTAGATTCTTAAAATCTTTCCACTCTTCTTTTTTATCAAGTTCGTATATAAAAAAAATACTGCGTTCGTCAACAAATGATTCCTGCAGCAATATGTTGCTTCCCTCTTCATATATTTCATCGTATAGATCTTCGCGGATTGTGCCGGCTGTAGATGTAATAAGTGCAAGAGGTTCAAGCCTGTTATCCATGCCCTTATACATGATGTCGTATAAGGCCCTGCCGTTCTTCCACTGATGTATTTCGTCCATATCGACAAAATGTACATCAAATCCATCGAGCGTATCAGAATCAGATGCAAGTGGCTTGAATTTACCGTCATTGAAATCCGTAACAATCTCACCCACAAGGTTTCTTGTGTATTTTTTAAGATAACTATCTTTTTTAATCATCTTCTTTGCAACTTCCCAAACGATTTTTGCCTGGTCTTTTTTCGTTGCAACAGAATAGCATTCCGGGCCACCTTCATTATCAGCAATCAGCATATATAGTCCAATTGCTGAGGCAAGTAATGACTTGCCATTCTTTTTCGCTATAATAAGCACCGCCCTTTTAGTTCTTCTGAGGTTTGTGTCTTTATAGCAAATTCCAAAGATTGATGCTATAAAAGCTTTTTCCCATAGATCTAAAACAACGAGTTCTCCTGCCGATTTTCCTTTTATATTTCTGCAAAAATTCTCTATAAAACATATTGCATGATTGCTTTTTTTGCTATTAAAATATACTTTACTGCCCTTTTTTGTTATATCTTTTACAAGTTTTTTAACCTGAATTTTAACTTTTTGACTAACCTTATCAGGGTGCTTTTTGATCCAATTCCAATATTCAACAAGCGGATTGTAATCATCCGGATAGCTTATCATCGCTTTTGAATAAATTGACCTAAGAGGTCAACCTCTCCAGCTTCCTTAGGATTGTTTTTATTTATGAATTCATCCAATTGCTTTAGCGTAGCGTTGAATCTTTGGATCATTGTGTTATATGACTTAAGCGCTGGATTTTCGCGCATTATAGAGTACTCACCTTGTGGCATTTCTGTAATGACTCCGCCATTGTTGACCTCTTCTTTTAGATCTTCAAGGGTCACTTTCATAAAGCCTAATTCGTTTATCATATGCATACACATCTGCTGCTCTTCTTGATTTAAGTTTTTAATAAATTTCTTAAATCTTGTTATCTCTTTTTTAATCCTTCTTTCTCTTTCAAAGTCCATCAAAGTTTTCCTCCTTTCTCTTTGGGGTGGGGGTAGTGTGTGCGCGTCGCGTGTGTTTTACAAAGCTGGGCGTCGGCTCGACTTTCCCTTTGCTTTTTATTTTTTTATGGGGGGAGTATTATTTTTTCTCAAAGAAAATTGGATTTCCTTTTTCATCAAATCTCACCCCTCTATTTTCTTTGTCAAAAGTCTTTCGGTTATGACACTTGTTGCATAAGTACTGCAAATTCTTATGATTAAGCGTTATGTATGGATCATTAAGCTTTACCTCGTCAATCTCTTCTATGTGATCGACAATAAAGCCTAATCTTTCTTTGCAGTGCTCACATAGTCCTCCGTCAATGCTGATTCGTATTGCTATATATGATTCTCTGCATGACTTCCATGCAGCGCTGTCATAAAAGCGCTTTGCCGCTTTTGAATACTTTTTCATTTTTCTCCTAATATGCAAAGATACCTCGACTGTTAATCAAGGTATCTTTGTATCGCTTTAACATTTGAAAAGAGAAAACTTATGAAAGATGTTGTCCGGTATTCTTTCACACTATCATTTTACCACGCTTATTTTCCCCTATGTTCCGAACTTTTTTGTTTTAAATTATTTTTAGGTTTTCCGCTACAAAAAATACAAAGCGTGCTTTATAAATTCCATACGTGGATTTTGCTGCATCATCAGGATAGCGTTTGTATAAGACAATGTTATCCCATATGCCTTGCCTATATTCTCTTGGAATCTTTTCAAGGCCTTTTTCGATTGCGTTAATCTTTGTTAAATATGCATCCCTCTTCAGGGCCTTGATTTCTATTGCTCCTTTGGATGCTCCACCTTTTGGCTGTCCATCAGGCGGCGGTGGAGACTCGTCAAGTATAGCCTGCGCACTTTCTTTCAGTCTTTCGTAATCTCTTATCGTCCATATCGTCGCATTGTATGCTTCGTGTGGCAAATGATATTTATTATTTCTTTTTCTTTGATATTCTTTCATCGCACTTAAAGTAAGCTTAGATTACTAAGCTACAGACTCCCTCCTTCATGTTTTCTAAATTTCAGTAAAAATCTTCTACTGCCTTCGCCCTTTTCGTTTTCGCGTTCGATGATGCATTGTGTAAATGTCCATCCTGGATATAGCTTCTCGAATAAAAATCTATCTTCGGGACATCTGTCCATGTCCTCAAGCTTTTTATTTGTAAGCTCTCTTCTGTCATCCTTAATCTCGGCCGTGACTTTTTTGAGATTGATTGACGAGCCCCAGGCTCTTTCGCCTGCTGCCTGTCTTGCCATGTATAAGCTTTTGCCCTCAACTCCATATTCGTTGTATTGCAACCTGTCTGTGTTCGCATAGCCTTTCTTCCATGTTTGTTCAGCTACATCTCTATCCATGCTGGATATAATCATATGCACATGATATCTGACCTTATTGCCATCAGTGTCCAGGTTGGAAATCACGTATATATATTTAAGACTTTCTTTTATCCCTAATTTATTCCTGGCTCTCTTCAATCTTGCGATATAATTTTTAACGTCTCTGATAACCTCTTCACGATTGCTTGGTAGATTTTCCTGGCTGTAAGTTAGATCTACATACAAATCTTTGTTTGTGAAATTTAAGTGCACTAATCTTATAAAATGTCTTTTAGATTTTTTACTGTTTAAATTTCTTTGTGCCTGAGTACTCTCCTGTACCTTTTTTCTTCTCTTATATTTTTTGCAGTGATTATTTGCCTTAAAGATTTCTACTTCTAAAAAATCTCCACACTTGTATTTCTTTTCTCTTAACATAATGCTTCACTTGTTACTATTCATTACAAGCTCGGAATGCTCTTCACCCGAGCTCATCAAATTACCGTATATATAATGTAGCTTTTTATTTATAATGACATTTTGAACTTATCGCACATTGCCATAACCTGTATTGCTTCCATAGCAGCATTGACCGCATGGCTTCTTATTCTATCTACTCTTTTCTTTTGCACGTCTATGTCTTCATCTCTTCTTATGTACAACCAC